GGGAAATGACCGTTTTCGGACGCCCACCGGAGCGCCCGGTTGAGGTCGGCGGCACCGGCGGCGAGCAACCGCTCGACTACCGGTAAGCAACCAATTTGAGAAGCATTCCATAGTGCCCAGTTTCCCCATCCCTGATCGTGCTCGACCAGTTCCCTCCACGTCCGGGGGCGTTCCCGCAACCAGTCGAGCGCCGGTTGACAGGCGCTGTTGGGGCCGGTGGATACGCGGGCGATCAAATCGGCGGTGATGATTTCGTTTTGCATTTTTGTACCTTTCAAATTTTTATCGTCGCCAGAAATGCCGCGCACGCCTGTCCACGGCGGGCCGGGCCATCGTCGTGCCACTCGATATGCGGCCAGCGCTCGGTTGCGATGGTGACGACGGCATCGCTGATTCTGCAACCCGTTTCCGCAACCATCTCTGCTGCGCCCGAAACCATCAGCCAATGTTCCTCAGCGATGATGGCGTATTCCACGTCGTCTAGCGATTCGACCATACCGAGCAGTCGTCCGAAATGAAACATTTTTCGAGCGCTGCGGAAATGATCGTCCTGATGGTAAATTTGGCGCTCGATCAAAATCCTGTCCGGCTCGGCGTTCAGAATCATCGTGGTCAGTTTATTCGCGTCCACCTGTTTTTCCCAGCGCATGGAATTAGTTTTTTCGGTATTCGGAAAAGTCGGTACCGGTTCGATCCACAGTAATCTATCATCCGCCGCACAGGCGAGGTAGCCGTAGTATCCGGGGCGAATTCCGAGCTGAATTTTTGCCGCCATAATCAGGCTCCTTATTTTTTTCCGCGTTGCATTATCGGCGCGGTTTTGACTACCTGTCGTTTATCGTTTTTGACTTCACCGACGCATCCGCACCAGTCCGGATCGCCGGTATGCCGCGCTAGATAACCACGACTGGAACAGTGCGGACAACTGCGGTGTGGTGCACGCTGCAACCACCACCACTTCCCGCCGATCATCGCGCGGATCATTTTATTCCTCGTTTTTCAATTTCCAGTCGGAGTCGCTCGACTACCGGGAGATGATCGTTTTCGGACGCCCACCGGAGCGCCTCGTCGAAATCGGCGGCACCGGCGGCGAGCAGTCGCTCGACTACCGGGAGATGACCGTTTTCGGACGCCCACCGGAGCGCCTCGTCGAAATCGGCGGCACCGGCGGCGAGCAGTCGCTCGACTACCGGGAAATGACCGTTTTCGGACGCCCACCGGAGCGCCCGGTTGAGGTCGGCGGCACCGGCGGCGAGCAACCGCTCGACCACCGGCAGGTGACCGTTTTCGGACGCCCACCAGAGCGCGCCGTTGAAATCGTCGGCACCGGCGGTGATCAACCGTTCGACCACCGGCAGGTGACCGCTGTAAGACGCACACGTGAGCGCGTCATTGAAATCGGCGGCACCGGCGGCGAGCAGCCGCTCGACTACCGGCAGGTGACCGCTGTAAGACGCACACGTGAGCGCCCAGTTGAGGTTGGCGGCACCGGCGGCGAGCAGTCGCTCGACTACCGGGAGATGACCGTTTTCGGATGCCCATGCGAGCGCCTCGTCGAGGTCGGCGGCACCGGCGGCGAGCAACCGCTCGACCACCGGCAGGTGACCGTTTTCGGACGCCCACCGGAGCGCCCAGTTCGCCCAGTTCTGATCGTGCTCGACCAGTTCCCTCCACGTCCGGGGGCGTTCCCGCAACCAGTCGAGCGCCGGTTGACAGGCGCTGTCGGGGCCGGTGGATACGCGGGCGATCAAATCGGCGGTGATGGTTTCGTTTTTCATTTTCTGCTCCTTAATGAATTGAAAATTTACCGCACAAATTCGGCCAATAAATATATCAGGATGCTGTTTGCATCGACTTCCACGCCGTCGAGTGTGGCGGTCAATACCTCACGCTTGGCGTCGAGCAACCGCATGATCGTTTCATCGATTGTCCCGACTGCCGCCATGTAAATAGCGAGCGCCGCGTCCTTCTGTCCGATACGGTGGATACGATCCTCCGCTTGATCGTGATCGCCGGGCGTCCAAGCGAATTCGAGGAATACGATAGTAGACGCGGCAGTCAGCGTCAATCCCACACCCGCCGCCTTGATGTTGCCGACAAATAACCGGCAACTGTCGTCTGTCTGAAATCGCGTTACCGCTGCATCACGCGCAGCGCCGGAGACGCCGCCGTCTACCTTGACGGGATTGAATTGCGCCAGTTCCGCCATCAAGCGATCAATCACAGCAGTATGCGTCGCCATCACGACCAGTTTGCCGTTCGTTTCGAGCTGGTCACGGATCCATTCGATAGCCGCCGGGAGTTTCGCCTCGACGGCGAGTTGTTTGCATTTCTCGAATTCGACGAGCGCCTCGGCGCGCGATGCTTTCTCCGCCGCCTTGTTGCCTGCGATGTCCCGGATGTAAGCGATGATATTGTTTTCGGCGCGGCGATAAGCCGCCATCGTCGTGGTATCCAATTCGAGCGGCAACACCTGCCGCCGTTTTTCGGGAAGGTCAGTCAACACGTCCTTTTTCAGGCGGCGGATCATCACGTTGTCAATCAGGAGCTTGTGCAGATCCTCGATATTTTCCGCGCCGTTAAATTGCCAGCCCCAGCGTGTCCGTTCCGCCGCGCAATATTTTTTAGCGAACGACCAGAACGAGGGGAACATATCGGGACGGATTGCGTTGAGCGTCGGGAAGAATTCGACCGGACGATTTATAATTGGCGTCCCGCTCAATACCAGCACGCGCGGGATCGATTTGCTTAACCCCACAAATGCCTCTGTTCGCTGCACATTATGATTTTTTCGTATGTATAGTTTTTTCAAAAAATGACACTCATCGGCGACCATCATTTTAAATCCGCGCACGGCTAATTTTTCTTTCCACGAACTGAGCACGTCATAATTGATGATGACCACGTCCTCAGTCGGGATGGTGTCGGCAGTGCGGCCGTCGATCACGCGCACGCTTAATCCTGCCGCCCACATTGCACATTCCTTGCGCCAGTTGAGTTTCAGTGTGGCCGGACAGACGACCAGCGCGGGAAGGCATTCGCCGCGACGGGCGTTGATATACGCGAGCGCCTGTGCGGTTTTGCCGAGTCCCATTTCGTCAGCCAGCAGCGCGCGTCCGCCCCACGTATCTATCTGCTGGACGCCGACGCGCTGAAAATCGTAGAGACGGGAATCGAGCGGCGGCAACGGCGGGCGCGGTGGAGTGGGCGCAGCGGAAACCGTTGCGGATGCCGGAGGAGGAGCGCCGGGAATATCGAATCCGAGTTGTTGCAACCGAATGATATTTTCGGAATTAGCGTTGATGATCCAGCATTTGGCAACCGGCCCCCACCGTCGTCCGTGCAGCAGTTTGATTCGCTCGACCAGCTCCCTATCATACGAGAAGGTTACGCGGAATTGCTTGCCCCCATTGATCGGGAGCGCCTTTTTGTTTCCGCCCGGCGTGGGCTTGGTAGGCGCAGCAATCACCCGAACCGGCTGGATTGTGCGCTCATTCAGTTGCCGGTGATACGTCGGCAGTTTGGCGCGCAGCAGCGCCAACTGTTTTTCGGAAAGAAAACCTCGTGCGATATATTGCCGTGCGAACGAGCTGAGGATGTCGGAGTCGATAGCGTTGAAGCCGACTTCATTGTTGTGCGTCGCCGCGCGCACCTGCTCATCAGGCGTCTGATACTGGTAGAGCGCCAACAGACAGCCGATGGCGATCCCGGGATTGGTGATGTCGTGTGTCAGCAGCATAGTCAGTCCTGTTTGATATTCCTGATGATTGCGATCAGCTCGGCGTTCTGCCGATCCAGACTCCCCCTCAACCATGCAATTTCCGCGTCCCGCTCGGCCAGCAGAATCCGCAGCCGCTCTACCTCCTCACGCTCAATGCCCCAGCCGACGCGGAACTTCTCAATCTCGGCATTCCGCTCGACCAGCATCACGTCCCGCGCCCGCACCTGCTCGACCATCGCGCCGATCACCGTCTCGCGCGCCGTCAAGATTTCTCGCAGCCGCGCGGCCTCGTCCTGAATAAATTCCATTGCGTTGTCCATCGTCAGTCCTCCTCGATCTTGATCGCGCCGCATTCATTGACGCGGTGAAATTTGTTCGCCAGAGGGGCCAGCGCTTTCTGCGCCCCACTCACTTCAGGATCGTCGCAGACCATCCGGCAAAAGTGGTACACGAGCTGCGCGGCGATCCGGGCGTCGATCATCACGTCGAACGATTGGCAGCGGAGGGAAAAGCCTGATGAAAAATCGAGATTGGCCTCGGACAGATTGGCCCCGGACAGATTGGCCCGGGACAGATCGGCGTCGGACAGATTGGCCCGGGACAGATTGGCCCCGGACAGATTGGCCCCGGACAGATTGGCCCAGGACAGATTGGCCTCGGACAGATTGGCCCAGGACAGATCGGCCCCGAACAGATCGGCGTCGGACAGATTGGCCCGGGACAGATTGGCCCGGGACAGATTGGCGTCGGACAGATTGGCCCCGGACAGATTGGCCCCGGACAGATTGGCCCCGGACAGATTGGCCCGGGACAGATCGGCGTCGGACAGATCGGCGTCAATCCATTCTCTCGTCACAGTCCGCGCCGCGATATTTATCGCCATGAACAAACTGAAAGTTTCCATCGTAAAATCTCCCCCTTGAATGTTCTGCCCTTGTGTGGGGCGGGAGCGGATACCTGTTATCCACCGACGACGGGATTTCGCCCCCGCCGTTTCGTCGTTACCGACTCTTCAGGGTGGTGCGCTTTTCGCCGGCAGCGGATTTGAATTCCGCCGCCGTGCCGAAATACTCAATCGGATAACTGTCGCAACCGCCGCATTTGGGACAGCGTGGATCGAGCGACGCGGAAGAAAATTTCCTTTCGCACTCGTTGCATTCAAGCCGAATTTTCATATCAGTTCTCCTCGCGCGTTGTCGTTTATTCATCACACACGCCTACGTCGGAGAAATCCACGTCGACGGCATCGGCAGCGGCCATTGCCTCAGAAATCGAAATTTTCGTCCGGTTCCGGTTCCGGCGGCGGGACTGTTTCGCCCGGGAGTTTTTTTGTTCCTGGTATTCGCGCTGCTGCGCCTCGGCGAGGACATCGGCCTCGGCGCGTGAATCGAAAACCTGAGACACGTAAATTCCACCGACGGATTTGCCACAGACATAAAAATCCCCCCGCGTTCCGTTGAGCCACACCGGCCCCAATTCTCCCTCGTATACCCGGCCGTTGATTGCTGCAAATTTTGTTGTCATCTTCTACTCTCCTATTCCTGATTCCAGCGCCGCCAACTGGCGTCCGCCTGTTCTCTCGTTTTGTACGGGCCGTGAATTTCACACTGCGGATCGCCGGACAGACAGCCGTCACCGCGATAGTGGCCGCGAATTACGCGGTGCATTTCGTCAACATTCAAATCTCCGGTCGGTGTTGCGCTCGACCACCACCAGCCCCGCTGATCGGGATTCGCAGGAACTCCGTAGCGATCGCTGCCGTCGTAATGCCAACCTGCAAAAAATTCCATTTTCGTTCTCCTTAGTGGTGTTCCTATTCCTCAACCCTATGACTGGATTATAACCCTAAAAAAAACCAAAGTCAACAAAAAAAGATAAAAAAAATAAAAAAAAATAACCCTAATGATTTAGGGTATTTAGTGCGGCTTGTTAAGTAAAGTTAAAGGGAACGACGAAAAAATCAGCGGGAAATCAGCAGCAGGGGATCGACGTAGTCCGCGCCCCGCCGCACGCTCAGGTGCAGGTGTGGGCCGGTCGAGCGCCCGGTTGAACCGACCGTGCCGACCACGTCGCCGCGGCGCACGCCCGCGCCGAGCGATACGCGACACTCGAACAGGTGACAGTAGATTGAAGCCAGCCCCTCAGCGTGGTAGAGCACGATACGATTGCCATTCCAATCGTCGTAGGCGGCGCACTGGCATGTTCCGTCGGCGAGCGCCAGTACCGGTGTACCGACGGGCGCGGCATAATCGACACCATTATGATTGTGCTGCACGCGCGTCACCGGATGGCGGCGCGGCCCGAACGGGGAACTGATACACCAGTCGACGAGGAAGGGCGGCGAGAACGGCACCGGTAATGGTGATGCCGTCGTCACCGCCTCATCATCGCGGGGAAGGCGCATCCGTCACCGTTTTGGCTGACGCGCCGAGACCAGCCGCCTGCACGGCCGCGTTGATTTTCTGTTCAATTTTTTCGGCGGGCATGTCGGGATACTGTCGCATTATCGCGTCGAACACGTGCGCGTATTTAACTTGTTTGCCGAGTCGTTTCGCTGCTGCCAGTTCTTCCGCCGCGCGCACGGCGTCGTCAATAAACTCGCGCATCCGCTCATCCGCGACGCGATCCCGATACAGTTTCCACACGCCGATAGCGACGGGAACGAGCACAACCTGTACCAGCGTCGCAATCAGGGCCAAGGTTGCCGGGTCCATATCAGTCTCCTTTGTTTGTCGGCCACGTTATCAGTATCCACGCAAGCATGGCGATGCCGAGAAAAATAAACGCCTGCACCATGACCGTTTTCGTCATCGCTATACGCGCGCGCGGAGCGCTGTTTCTACGCCGTCCAGTTTCGTGCAAATTTTTTCGTGGTCGCCGTGCATACTCGTAATCATTCGGTCGTTATTGGCGGAATGCGATCCACGTTCTGTTGCCATTTCCTCGCGGAAAGATTTTACGAGCGTCTCTATTACCAGCGCCTGATCCCGCATTTGGCGCGGCTGTTGCCACACAATCAGATACAGGACGAGGAAAACAGAAATCCCGTTCTGCGCGATGAATTCCCCGATTGCGTTCAGTTCCATTTCGTGGTTCTCCCCGGGTGAGCGTTGTATTTGTTAGACCTCGACGACTTCGATTCTTGCAGCGCCAAAAAGTGAATTTGTGGTAATTCCCAATGTCTGGCGCACATTGATAAAAAAGATGTCGCTTGCATCCAGTGTAACAAACCAAGAATGATCGAAAGTGCATTCGAAATTATTACGTCCTGAAGTAGGTTCATATGCAAAATAAGCATGGCCATACTCTACAGAATTTGTTGTTGCTCCACTGCCCTGCGTCCAATAGCAAGCAACAACACAATCACCGGCTGACATAAACGTAGATACGAGACTTGTTGCAAACGCGCCATGCATGTTTACACACAACCGCATAAACCTTGGCGCAGAAAATTTCCAAGTCCCTGTCCCAAGCGTTAAATTAGATTGACTTGGCACCTGCCAATCAATTAAAGAGAAATCAACACGTACGATACTGCCGGGGGACATGGAGATATTTGAATTCATATATGCTTTAAAATTTATTTTATGCTGCGCCAGCGTATCCTCGTATTTCGTCGGTAGTGCATTCTCCCCCACGCCGATACGTTCGACCTTGATCGCGCGGATATAAAATGCCGTCGCCGTCAGCGTCCCGTCGGTATAGCGCACGACGCGCACATACGAAGTATTCAGCGGCGTCTCACCGGACGCATATTTCATCGTCCAGTTTCCCGCAGCGTCTGAGGCGTCCAGCGTCACCGCGCCGATTGAGCCAAGGTACAGATTTGTCGCGTCATAGCAGGCGAGAAATACACCGCATTCACCAGTCACGGACGGCCCTTGCAGAATATAGTCGAACGACAGCGTTAACGTTTTCGCCTCCAGAATCGAAATCTTTTCGCCCGCGTCCGCAACCCAACCGGCGGCGGGAACTATCCACCAGTAGCCACGCCAACCATACGTATCATCATCCGGACGCGCCGTCCACGTAGCGACTGAATACCGCATGACCGGATCGGTCTCGCCAACAGCATAATCGCCTGCGCTCCCGCCGCCATACCACCAGTCGTTACCGCGCATCGCAGTCGGATTGAAAACCAGATTAGGCTTCATGACGCGCGTCCGGCCAGCACCAAGCTGGATTGCTTCCCAAAGCTGTTCGTGCGTATCGTCGGCGGGCGTCAACAATACCTGTCCGCTTTGCTCGACGGCGTAAGCAATTTCTTCCTGAACCGCGTTGAGCCAATTTTCCTCAACGCACGTCCCGGGCGGGCCGTCTGTAAACAGGTTGCCAGCAGCGTAATTGGTTCCGCGCGTCCTGTGCATTATTAGTTCCCCACGATAGTCCAGTTATCCGGATCAAACCGCAGCACGCCGTATCCTTCCGCATGGCCAATAATTTTGATACTGGCGGCAGTCGGCGGCGTAACAGACCACTTACCGATTTGCGTAACGGACAGCAGGTATACCGGCATACCAAAATTGTCCGTAAAAATTACGCTATATGCAGAATCATATAACAAGCCGCAACGCAGCACCTGAACGTTAGTCGCACCCTGTGTATACGAGTCTGCAACCAGTCCAAGCACAGTGCGGTTAAGTGTCGACGTGGACGCATGCGCGGGACGCCAGTTACCCGCGCTGGTCATACAGACGACGTTACCGAAACTGACTGTGCTGTCTACCGTCTGACTGTAGAGAATCCAGCCGCGCACGGTTTTATCAGTCATGTTGGCGACAAGCGGCTCAGCCCACGCATCGTAGGCGTTAACGAATTCCGCCGGGAGTGCGGTAACCAGAAAGTCCCGCAAGTCCTGCGCGGAAATGTCACCGCTGTTATTGTCGGCGAACAGCGCTTGAAGTGCAGCACGTGTTCTCGGAGTATCGGCCATTTTTCAGTCCCCTTTGTGTTAGCTCGTTCTGTCGAACGCGAAACTTGTTTCTCTGCTAAACGCGCCGCCCCAGCGCACGTCAAAAGCGTGACTAAATGCGTTGTGGAACGCGCCCGTTAAATACCTGTCGCCGGAAGTGATCGGCGCATCGAATGCCCGGCTGAATGCCCAATTAAACGCGACGCCCTCATCCCACAGGATAATTGTATGCGCCGGTTTGTAGCGCCCAAACGTGCATTCTATTTGTTCGCGGACGGAATCACTGATACCGCCCGCATCAATGAACGTCACCATCCAATAGAACAGGTTCGGCTGGTCGCCGCACTCATCGCCGCTAACGCCGACGCCAGACCAGAACGGCGTAAATTCGGTGATAGTAATTGTCGCGTCCACTGCGTCGGCAAGACCAATGAAATAAGGCTTGTCTTGTCGCCCGTTAACCAGCCGCTGATGCAGCACCACGATTGCCCGGCGATCATCCGTTGTCGTCGGTTGGTTTTCCACGCACGGATCAGGGAGCGAAAATTCATCTTCCCATTCCGCCAACAACTCAGAAGTGATCGTTGTATCTGCTTCCTCGATCAAATCTCCTGAGCGCCCGTCAACGCGGGACAATTCCGCGCCGAGCGCGTGGAATAGCTGGTACCAAATACTCGACGTATCGCGTGTCCATGCCCGCCCGCGCGGGAGCAGCGAGAGCAATTGCTGCCGGTAATTTTCAGCCGAGAACGCCACTTAATACGCGCTCCAAGTAATGTCGCCCAGCCGGTGCAATTCCGTCGCCGTCGCCGTCATATCCACGACAGGACTGGTAATACTGAAATATTCCAAATTCGGGACGCGCCCGAGCGCCTCTTGAATCTGCGACAGGTAAACCGTTTCATTCGGCCCGCCGAATTCGTCGAGCGCGTCCTCAATTTCCGTTTCTGCCGCCGTCTGTATATCGGACGTGTTCGGATAAATCTTGATCGAGAAATCGCACGATTTCGGCGTCATCGCCAACACCTGAAATCCCGGTGTCGCGGTAACGGGAATGCCGATTGTCTCGCCCGTCAATGGATCGGTATGGCTGATAATGTAGTTGTAGACGACCAGCCGTTCAGTCGCGTCGGGGAAAATATCGGTATCACCGTCGCGCACAAACGCGAGCGCTAACGTTCCCGCTCCCTGATATGACTGAATTACCCACGCGCGCGTTACGCCGCTAACCTCTTTCGCCCAATGGATATAGTCCTGTTCCGATCCACCGTGCGGCGGTTGGGCGCGCCGGGCAAGTAACCGGATTCGTAGATCGTCATCCAGTTCCTCATCCGTTCCGCCGCTCATACTGACGACGGTCATTTCCGAATCGATACCGATGATCGGCGAGAGGAATGTTACCGCATCCCCTGTTTCCAGATTGCCGTCCGCACCCGCTTCCTTGGCGTCGAGTGAAACGGTTGCGCTGGTCGCGGTAAACGTAACCGCGCCGTCGACCAGATAAATGACGCCCTCCTCACTCTGGACTTCGGTTCCGTCGGCAATCACGCTGCCAATCAATCCCGTCGCCGTCGCCGTCCCCGTTGCCTTAATCGCTGCGTTGCGGGACAATCCCAGTTCCTGTGCCTTGCGATCCAGCCCCTCACTGTCGGCGGTGGAAATGAAAAGTTGCTTACTCTGGTAATCGAGGTAGCCATACAACAGGTGCACCGCGCCTGCGAGCACGCGCGCGATAACGGCAATCACGGAACGGCGCAGCACGGAAGTTGCACCGGTCAGTCGCGTCTGCAAATCCGATTCAACGCGCGTCACAATCTGCTGCAATGTCGGGCGAACAAACGGCATTGGTTTCCTCTTCTTTACTGATATTAGCTTTTAAATTTTACCTGCTGTTATTTCAGCACCAAGCCGAATTGTCTCCGCGTGTTGTGCGCAATCGTCTCAATAATCAGCGTTTGTCCCAGCGGATCGCCGATACTGATTATTGGCTCTGTCCCGATAACGAGCAACAGTGATTTTTTTTCTGTTGTTGCCCACGTCTTCAGCGCGTCGAGCGCCTGCTGGATCGTAATGCCGGGAGTCGCCGTCTGTTTCGGCTGTTCGATAAACTTTTCAGTCTCGGTCATTTCCATTGTTGCTCCTCCTGATTATTTAGTGAATTCTATGCGCCAATTTGAACGATTGTTAGATTAGCGTGATCAACATCGAGCGTCGGCATCCCGGCGTCTGTCGTGCGGATGAACAGGGATACGTATTGCGTCGCCGTCAACGCGATGATGGCGCACCCGGCCACGGGAACTTCAGCGTTAGCCGCGCCAATTTCAGCATGCTGTAGCCCGTCGTTTTGCACAGTCCCGCTGATTCCGATACCAATCTGAATGTGCCCCCCGGCAGCGGAGCATGATGCTGTCACACTCCATGAAATCAGATAGTTCCCCGCTTTGGCGACAGTCAATTGCCCATTACCGCCGAATGTTACGTTATTAGTTTTTCCGGCCGCGATGTCGCCGTCGACAATTTCATACCAGGTGTTTTGCACCGCGCTCGCCTGAGTCCACGCGATTTCGTTGCCGTAAAACGAACCGTACGGCCAGCCGGAACCGGCACCAACCCACCATGCGTCGGCGTCGGATTCGACAGCAAGGTAAGTCGTCGAACCATTTCCTAATTGAAACTCACCGGTTGTGATTTTGAACAGCGTATTCGTCGCATTGTGATACATTTCAAAATCAGTGCCGGTGCCGAGAATCAGCCGGTCGTTGTCCTGCGCAAGCAGATCGTCGCCTGCAATCAGGTATATTTGATCGGCCGCGCCGCGATAGATACCGGCGTCGAGACCCGCGCCCATCAGCAGCGCGCCGTTCGAGGCAATCGCGGCAACCGCATTGCCCGGGTACGCGGCCTGTGCGCGGCGGAGTAGCAACAGGTAGCGGTCGAATCCCGAAGTCAACCCGGCGGCGGTATCATGAAGGACTTCCACCGTCGCAATCGCCGCCGCATCCGCCGCCGTCGAGGCGATAGTTGTGCGGCCAGCCCATGTCATTTTTTGCGTTGCGAGCGTCGCGCTGGTGCTGCCATTATATAGGTAGCC